TCATTCGTAAGGCGAATTTATTTTCACATATTTTCTCACTATAAAATGGGCAATTATTAAGCTTACAAAGAAATATATCGGGAGCCCCAATACCTTAGGTCTTTGAACTAGAGGTATTAATCCGATAGTGAAAATTTGAACCATCCAACAAACGCCTAAGGCAATCAAATAAGAACCAAAACATGATAAAACATGAAGAATTTTTCTTAATAAAGGGCTTAATTTATGAACTTCATTCTCCATGTTTTTCACTCCTTTTTTCTAATCTGTGCCTTCAACACGTATTATACAGAGAAATTTGGTAAAAAGAAACAGCGATCTTATGCGCGTTAACTAGCATTATTTCAGTTGACGCACGTACTCTTCTTCTGCTTGCTTTTTTGCCCATTGCATAACTTCTGACCATATCACCCGGATCTGCCGCTCTCCAAAATTGTAAGAAGGAAAGCCGGTTTGTTTCCTCATCTCATACGCTTTACGCTCACTAATCTGCATGCGCTCTGCCATTTGTGGGATCGTCATTAAGTCTCCATGCTGGTATGATGCGATTTCTGCGAGTACCTGCTTCTTAATCTCCAGTTTCATTAATTCAATGGCCTGGACAAACAACTCGAAGGCCTCTTCCTGGATCAAAGTTAAACCTCCTCTCACAACGGATCTAACCTTCCGATTCAGAAGGTCCGAAAACGCAATATTCCGTTCTCAGACTTGTCATCGTTTCGGCCAATAGTTCCGCTCTTCCTCTTCTCGCTTCCACCGATCAAGGCTGACCGAGCTGAACAAGTATCGGGGATTCTTACTTCCATCTGCACCAACGGTCCGATGCTACGGACAACCGTTCCAATATCCGCTTTTCTGCTTCTGCAACATGCTCGGCTACGATATCAGCAATTGCCTTTTCGATTGACATCACTCTTACACCTCGCTTTCTCATGTATCGCCCAATCATCCGATTCAGGCAGCGCAAGCATTTCGAATATTTTCCCAACCTGCAAAGTTGGCGACATCGCCAGGTTTCCGAATTGTTCGTAGGCGTGAATGAATTTTTGAGCCGTGCTGTGATCGATGTCGATGGATGAAAGCCAGACCATCCATTCTCCATGAGCAAGATCATTTTTCTTAACGTGTTTGAGCCTTTTACCGATTTCAAAAATCGATTGCCCAGCGATCTGCTTAAAGCTATTAATCTCAGCCGTGATGACCTTCAAATCAGATGAAAGAGTTAGCTCATTCATGTACGCTCCCCTTAAGATGAGAATTAATCCAGATGCCGTATGGCGAAGGACTATCATCTGACTCCCCAGGAACGCCTGCGCAAAGAATGGTTTGTGTAGCGGATTGATGAAAACAGAACATGTATGCTTCATCCAGTTCAAGACTTACTGATCCGATTTTAAATGCGATGCAGATCTGATCGTCCGAAATAGACGCAAGATCTGGATTGCTTACGGTTCCGTTCCAATAAGCAAAGATTTCAGAACTGCGGGAGATTTCGACCGAGCATTCAGCATTTAAAATGTGAATCTCCCGCAGCAGATCACGAAAATGTTCAGGTGTGCATTCATCGAGAATTATGGAAGAATTGTTCATTCGGTTGCTCCTTTCGATGGGAAAATCTGCCCTTCGCGTTTGGTTTTTTCCCACCAACAAAGGAAGTCTTCCCTGTCCGCTAGTACAGACTTCGGGCCAACTTTAAAGCTTGGAATGCCACCAATGTCAGGATTTGTGCTCATTAAAACGTATACCTTTCGCTTGGATAAGCTAGTAAATTCGGAAATTTGCTTAGCGGTTAGATGGGGTGGAAGGTACATTTTTTTTACCATCATTTTTTTCACCTCGCTGTTGTGCGATTATCTAACTAACTCATCAACGGTACAGACAAGCTCATTCCCTGACATTTAGCCATTGGTATTGATGATCAATCTCGTGACAGTGACGGCAAGCCAAATGGCGTGTATGGATCGGCTGTGATGTCGACCTTGGCAGCACGCTTATCCTGAGCCCCTTTGATAGCTTGCTGAATACTAGGTTTTCTGAGGTTTTCATAAACTTTGTGTTCAGCTGTCTTGGTACGAACTTTCAATGAAGAAATCACTCAACCGAAAATTCGGTTCAGTTAGCAATGCCTTAATGTAGCCATCAATTTTAGCTAATAGATGACCATGTCTTACGTCTGTCATTTCTGCAACATCGCGGCTGTCAACGAGCAATTGTCCGTTTTGATTTAAAATCGTTAATTGGTTCACTTGACTACCTCCTTTTTAGATATCCAGCGATTTAATGAATTTTGTTGAAAGAAAATTTGACCTCTCTGCCAAAAATGGGGTAGCCCATCTTCTTTGATCATTCTGCGTACGGTTTTGTCAGAAACTTTTAAGTATCGGCAAGCTTCGGAAATATCGAAGATGTTCGAATAGAGCTGCCGTTCAATTTCAGGCTGCAGCACGGCCAATAGTTCCTCACGAAGTTCCTGCTTAATATCAGCGCGAATGGCTTCGAGCAAATCCACCGTTTTGTAATCCATTACATCACTCCGTATTTATACTTCTCCCACTCACTTTTTTTAGGGTAGCCAGAAACTCTATCGCTATTCGCCTAAACAAGCGCACTTACATAAGTTGAATACTAACATTCACTAACAACCCTATAGTAGGTTCAAGGATTAGATTCTCCGTTTTCTTTTTGGGCTGCGGAAACTGCAGGTATTACTTCGGTTATTCTGGTAGCTTCAGCCTCTTGGTGCAAAACCTCTTTCAATATCAGCCGTGCCAAAACGTCGATGAGACGCTGCGGCTTTGTATGCGGAACACAATTTACGGTCACATTGATTACTGCCTTCTTCATCTAGCCACCTCTCAATATACGAATCACATTATTTAATATTGTCAAAAGAGATAGATTTCAGACCTGACTTATTCATCTGTGCGAAGATAGGCCACGACCGAAACTGAAATTTTCTGAGTATCCCCGAATAAACAATGCCAAGATTCTGCAGTTACATGGCACTCTATCAGCAGCCCTTCGGCGCCTCATAATTCAACCGCTCCTGCTCATCCATCCAGTGATCAAGCGAGGACAGCCTAAACCGCATCTGAGGCTTCTGCGACCCCCGGGAGCCAACAGGAAACCACGGGATGCTCCTGGCCTTGGCCATTGCGTACAGGAGCGTCTTGGAAATGCCGATGTACTCAGCGGCTTCTTCAGCCGACAACGTGGCCCGCTTTAGCCGATCCGCATATCTCTGATTCATAACTTCCTGTGTAGCCGGCAGCAGCTCAGCTATAATGCGCTCTTTGATTTCATCGATAAACTCATTGGTGGTCATCTCCTACTACCTTCCTCTCAGATACCCTGTAACGAAAAGAGCCCTCCGAAGAGGGCCCGTTTACATGCACGCTATTTACTTTCCAGCTCCGCCTTTTGCTTCTCCAGATCAATCAATTTCTGTTCAGCTTCGGCGAGCTGCTTCTTGTATGAATCCAGCATTTGCTGATTGTTCGCTTTAGCTTCTTCCGTCTTGGATGCTGAGACATTCAGCTCATAGAGTTGAATTGCTTCCTTGTATCGTTCAATGTCGGATTTAGCCTTATCTATCGCCCAATTTGCATCCTCAAGATTTCGCGGTTTATTCATATTCTCACTGGTTGTTTTCATCGTGTCTTTGACCTCCGATTTCAAAATGATCTTCTTCCCATCAACCGATACAGAGTAACCGGCGGCCTCTCCTATCGACCTGACCGGCGCGTAACTTTTACCGTCAACAATAATCGCCGTGTCCAGCTGCCGGCCGTCTACAATAACCGGCGCTTCTCCTTGAATAGCCTTTCCAACAAGGCTTTTAATATCATCTGCAAATGCTGTAGCAGAAACAGTAAAAATAGCTCCGACAAGGAATCCGACAATGTATTTTTTCAAAGCAATCCCCTTCTCATCCAATTTCCACCAATATACCACAGCGTCTGTTATTCGTTAAGCTCCGCCTTCTTCCAATGCCTCTAATCTATCAAAAATCTCGGAAATATCCTCTCCTAGAGTTCTTCCACTACGGTTTTTCAATTTGTACCAATCGTCCACAATGATATAACCACTACTTTGCAGTTCCAGATCCCCACCATTGGCATACAGCAGCAACCCACCGTTACCTACCAGTTCCATAATTGATGAGATCGTATCCAGCTTTCCTTTAATCACCCCATTCATGTAGAAATCCAGTGAAGGGACACCTGCATAATTGGGATCAATGGCGATTTTATTACCTGCATTTGTATACGCTGCGAAGACATTGCCATTACTGGACATCTCGCACCGTGGGAACGCATTTTCCTTCGTAGCGATGTACGAACCAAATATCTTTATAGACTCAATTAAACCAGCTGTGATATGACCTAAATTTGCATTGATGGCTGACAATTCATCCACTGTTATTTTCTCTGCCGTGACGGCACCTGCGGCCAGCTTCTCCGTTTCAATACTGAGTGCTACCAATTTCTCAGCATGAATCTCATTGATATTCCGGGTATCCAAATGATTCAACACAAAGAGCAACTCTTGAGTCATAATATTGTAGGCATTCAGCAGTTGGCCAACTAGAACCTTCAAATCCGGCTCATTTTGGTTTACACTTTTAAAATTAAAACCAACCATAAGGTCATCTCCTCTGCTTTAGCTTCTCTTAATTGAAAATTTAAAGAGTGTGTTATTCACACCGATATTTCGTTTTGAAATTTGTCCATTCAACTCGGACTGAATGCGCTGTGCCTCAGCTAAGGAAAGAGCACCTTTATTAATCCTCAGCCTCTTTTGTAGGTTGTTAGCTGCTTCTTGATTACCAAGGACTGCGAAGCTAGTTTTCCCATTCACAGGCATATTCTTAGTGAATTTTTTATGTTTGGAATCAATCGTATAGAATGAGATTTTTCCCTGCGGATCAATTCCACCAACAGCAAACAAAAGTGTGAAAGAAGATAATTCTGGAGTATGAAACAAAACATTAACGAATCCCGCTATCTCTGCAAGATTCCCTCTTTCCAGTATCCCTTCTTTTTCAAGTAATGAAATAATGATCTCCGCAGGCTGTTTCACCCCGGCATAAGTAATAAGTACATTTGAGAACTGTTTGCACTTTGGGTAACTCTCCCCTACTACCTCACCATTTCTCATTTCCCTTCCGTCTGTAACAACGGAAAGGAACTTTTCTGTAGCAATAATAGTTACAAGACTCATTTCAAAATCGCCCTTCTTTCAGATTGACTATATTTTTGAAAGCTGACATATGTTGCAATGCTAGGAACTTGATTCTATTAAACTCCCTCTCAGGCATGCCAAGTTCTGCCGCATTGCTTTTATCGTCTCCCTCCATACTGAAGAAAGTCTTACGAATAATCTGCCGCTCACGCCAGTGCAGCATAGCTAGTGCCTTCTCTATCGGCTCCAGTTGGCGATTAATCTGCTCGAGCTTGCCCAACAGCTCTTCCAATTCCTCCTCCCGGCGGATCGCAGCCCCTTCCACACTGGAGCGGGGGATCCCGCCCTGCTGCCGGGGCATGCCGTCAGAGCAAGATCTGCCGGGGCGGATATCCTGATCACGCCCCTTCAAGATGCGCAGCAGCTCGTCACGATCTGCCCGCAGCCCGTTGTATGCCAGTAGCTGCCGACGGACTTCCCACGCATTATTCATTTTTCGATTCAGCTCCAATCAGAGGCTCTCTCAGACTATGTCCTTTTTAAGGCCTCGTAAATCTCGCGATGTTCTCCGAGCAGTGCTTTTTAAGGTGACACAAATGGAACGGTGCCGTTACATCAATCAGATCCACCCGATGCATTTGGACTTTGATTTTCTTGCAGGTTGATCACAGATTCTGTACTGCATAGATACTAAGTTTTGCTAAGTTCTGAGGAAACTAAGTAGTGTACCTCTCCCTAGTATTACTTCACATTGTGCAGCCCCTTCTTTAAGGCCTCCGGAAACTCCGTATTCGTGCGCTTGAATTATTGAATTCAAGGTCAGGTTTTGTCAGGTTCTGAATAGTAACCGTCCTGTTCATCAAGTAGAGTTTTATGCTGTTCTCTCCCCCTTCTTTAAGGGGTCCGAAATGTCCGGATACTCGCATAGAATCTTAACAAAACCTAACCTCTTGTATTTCCCTTTTAGGGCTCGGAAATCTCGGAAAACTCAAGCCTTAATCGCTGCCAGTTCCTTTTTATGGGTGCCGAAACTGCCGATTTTAATGTCCAGTTTTGGCAGGCGGTTTGTGTTGCAATTTTAGGTTTTCTTAGGTTGCCTCACTACATCAGCCCCAGCCGCTCCGCGACATCCCGCCAGTCACGCTCTACCTCATAGTGTGGCCAGCGTTCGTCAATAATCTCCTCGATCTCACGGCTCAGCAGAGAAGCATCCATGCCACGCTCCCAAAGCTCATCAATCGTTTGCTTTACTTCCCTATCCAGTCGTTTACTCATAATTTACTACTCACCTCCTTTCCGGTCATTGTAAATAGATGGGCCGTTCCTAGTCGTTCCATGTTATGTTCCTGCGCTAAACCTATACGGGGCAAGGGTTTCACTTATCTGTTCCCTGTTCCCACTACTTGTGAAATATATGCTTATATGAAATTAAGGCTAATAGGATCGAATAATTTGCCCATGTAGCTATATATATTTATTTACTGAGAACATAGGGAACATAGAGAACTAAAATATAAATACCCTTATGGGGCAAGGAATTTCACGTTCCCACTCTTCTCTTTAGCACTGAGTACAACTGGGAATTTACTCCTTACCAAATTCCGAAAATCGGTCATTCGTATCAAAGGACCATCCAATCTTGGTCATATCAAAGCAATATGTCCATGGATTTCCTCCGCCCAATCTACGCCTCCATTTGGTACGCTGTGGAGCTGTCGTGGTCCAGCCCTTCTCCTTCCAGGCTTTAGCTATGGAAAGAGGGTCATATCCTCGTGATCGCAGATGCTCATCCAGCAGATCATCAATTACAAAAATCTCATCCGCTCTAATCTCACCGAACAGCCTCCCTGAAAAAGGTGACCCTCCATCATTTATGATGAACTGCCGATTATTCGCCGTCACCCAGCTCATTACAACTTCCAAGGCCTCTGCTGCCCGATCTAACTCAGGCGTCTCCCCTGTGATCTTCGTCCAAACCCGTGCCAGCTCATCTGCAGAGTATAGGCAGAGGCCAAAGCAGGAATCAAACATCTGACCAGTAACATCGATCAGTGCCATAATACGTGAAAGCCGCATTGCCACCTCACCAGCCAAACGACCCATTTCAAGGTAACGATCACAAGCGATACTGAACTGCTTTTTCCAATGATCCATATCCGCCATCATCAGGAAACGGATCCATGGTTCTGCCATGTGACCGTAATGTTCGCTGAGCTGCTTGTTCAGCTCCTGAACCAGTCTGGCCGACACAATATCTGCCGTAGTGAATGGGGAGCCTTCCAGCGACAGCACACGTCCCACGGAGCCGCCGTCCTTGGCGAAGGAAGTTAGCTTTTGTTCGCCTGTCGTGAGCATGACAGTCTGCCATCCTGCACTGACCTGAGCCCCCTTAAGTGATCCCCGTCCTTTGCTTTGCCCGCTACTGAACTGGAAGATGATTGGGCGCACTGTTCGCTCGTCTGTCTTCTTTGTATCATCTAGAAATAGCGGCAGATGGTTCATTGTGGAGGCGTAACGCTCAATAGCTACCTTCGTCATATTCCATTGCTTGAATATGCCTGGTTTATCTTCATCGGGACAGCCGAACAAGCTGGCTGCGACCCGCAGCGCTGTGGTTTTCCCTCTGGACGTGCTGCCTGCGAGTTCGAATATATAAGGGCTCTCTCCCCAGAGGTTCAGGAGCGGGGCGGACAGAGCAGCGTAGACTGCCATCTTGACTGGAGCAAACGGTTTAATCCGCTCCAACACTTTCAGCGTACCGGACGACTCCCCACGGGTATGAAATCCTCTAGCCGTCTGGCCGTCCCCCGCATCTTTCGGCATGAACTGAATGTCACCCTCTCCTATGAAGTTGTCTCCAAGCAGGAAGCCACCTGCCACCCAACCGAGCTGATTACTAACCTTCTTCGTTGTCAACCTGTCCTCGTTCTCCGACTCGAAGCGGCTAAGATATGCTGCCAGCTTCCGGGCGTTCTCCGAATGCACTGGCAGACCATAGTCCGAGAGGTTGATGAGCTTCTTACTATCTGCAAAGGAACTGCGTGTGTCTGAAACGGATTTTGTTCCCCTGTGGCTCACCCAGGACACATCCAAACCCTGCGTGTGATCTGTCAGATTCGTGTAACGCCCCGTGACAGCAACCAGACACTCGCATACTGGGGCATGCTTTACTTCACCGTTCTTCATCGTCTTGACCTCAAATATCTTGCCGTTAATAACATCGAAGCCCATAGGAATCTTGATACCGGTCAAGTCAATCGCCTTCACCTTGTCAGGTTCCGCAGCTTCTTCCGAATTCTCCAGAACGGGATCATCATCGAATGCCGCATAAATCTCAGCGCTGCTCTCTTCCTGAACCAGCCGTTGCACTTCCACAAGACCATGTGCGAACTTAACCATCTCTAAATGACTGGGCTTCTGATCAACATCCAATCCTTCGGCAATGTCCTCGTCCAAAGGGCCGAAACGATGAATACGGACCAGATCAAACGCGTTATGGCTGTGGCCGTCAGCCACCGGGTCACTGTCCTGGTGTGAGTACGCCAGTTCCTGACCCGAAAAAACCTCAAGCCCGTTTCCGCTGCTCCCACGGGCATACGTATACCGGTTCGACATGCTGCCCGCGGTATAAACTTCTGACAGAAATTCGTCTATTGCGCTCTCGATCCCATAAACCCGACAAAACTGCCCAACAATACCGCGCTTCTCTCGAGGGTCCTGCGGCTTTCTGCCCGTGAATCGGGTAACCGACTCATTGGGGTGTTTTGGCCAGTTCGCCGGGTCTGTCCAATCTACTTTGTACATTCCCAGCAGATGATCCACACCGAACGCCTTTCCCTCCGATTCCATGAAGAATGGTTTCGCATCCTTGGAACAAGACGGTAAGTACATGAGCCGATTGACATCAAAGGTGGTTTTGTCAAAGCAGTCCATTCCGATCATAAATGCGATCCTCCGCGAAACTGCCGAGCATTCATCCGGTGTCATTTCCCGATCCATCAGAATGATTAGTCGGTACTTCGGCTTTCCGTGACGGTGACTATGTGTAGAGTAAATCACATATGCGTAGCCGCCAATCGTTAAGTCCACCATCATTAGGAAATGTTCGTCCGGAACATCTACATCCAGAGTAATTAAACTACGAACATCAATGTTTTCCTTTCGACGCCGACCGGCTCGGACAAGGCCACCCACAAAGGCGGGACCGTTTTTGACGGCCCCCTTCTCCTCGCGGCTTAGCTTGTCATACTGTGCCATTGTCTCCGTTGTGCGGCGAACGATCCGCAACTGCTTCACAAAATCCGACCATTTCAGATACTCAACTTTCCAGTTGGTATCAGCCGCATTTCGGCCGAAGCTAATCGGCAGCTCCGAATCATGAACGACTGGCTTGGTATCTTGCCCGGTTATACCCTGTTGTTGCATCCGCTCCTGCCCCCTTTGCCGGTTGCCGCATGAAGCGATCTATATCAAGTGTGCCATGCTTAGTCATGAAGGGCTGAATCTGAGCAGCAAATAGAGCAATCGCCCATGGATTATGTGAGTCGAAAGCAAACTCCTGTGTTTTCCCCTTATTGAACACCGACCATAAAACTCCGGCATGCCCTTCTTCCTCGGCTCTATCCATTGCCACATCAAGTGCGGCAATGCGGCGGGCGTAAGGAATGGACCAAGTGTTGATAATTTGCCCCTGCCGGTTTATGAGTGATAATCTTACAGTCTTCAAGCGTTTCAACTCCTTTCTACTTGTTCCAGGCTAACTGCTTGCGACGACTTAATGCTGCGCTCTTAATGGTCTTTCTCAGTTTCGAATCCGAACGCAGTAGATAAGTAAGCCTGTTCACTGTCCCCCATATCAGCTACGACTTCCAGCAGCTTCTGACCCGCTTGTTCACGCGTATAGCTCTGATCAGTCAAGAGGGACATTGCTTCGTTTAAAATCGAATACTTCCAGCCGGTCAGTAACGTCATTTCAATTAAGGCTTTACGTTGTTGGTCATTCATGCTGTCACCCCGCCGCTCCGCAGCCACTCTTCCAAAGCTAAGCGAGTAAAGAAAATACGCGAACGCACCCTCACTGCAGGTATTTGTCCCTGCCTTACCATCGCGTATACTGTCGTTTGGGATACCCCGAGCAGTTCAGCAGCCTCTTTAACAGTTATAGTCTGCCGCTGCACTGGTGCCTGCTGAGTTTCATGCATGGCTCACTTCTCCTTTCTGCTTGTATGCGTCCTCCCGGCCCCAATGAATCTGATCCAGCGAGAAGCAGCGGTACAATTCACAAAATCTCTCTGTCAGATCGAGGCGGGTCTTACTGCAGTCCATTTCCAGCTCCCTCAGCCTCTTGGTTTTGATTCCAAGCAGTTTGGCCGCTGCCACTTCGGTATACCCAGCACGCTCCCGGGCCATACGCAACGTGATATTAGCCCGCGCTGCCCTCTTCGGCACAAATACAGGTTGACGGTCAGGCTTCCCAGGGACGTATCTACGCTCTCCCTGCTCTTCCACATACAACGTACAGCCACAGTCAGTGCAGCGGACCAGCAGTGAATGATGGTCTGTTTTACGGTCATAACCGCCCCGAGCCTCTAGCGGGTATCCGCAGCAGCGAATCGTGCGTTTAGCAGCAATGGCCAAAGCTTGCTTCGTTTCGCCCAATGTGGTATTCAGGACATACCGCTTCTGATCAACGGACTCATAATTGTCATCATCCAGAATGCGCCGGCCTTCAGCCATAACGAGGTTGAACAGCGCATGCAGTTTTCCATTTGCAATAATTCTTGTGAAGCTGGAAGCCAGAAACTCCGCCTTTGATTCTGTTTTAGGTGAGATAGTTGACATGGTGATTCCTCCTGAGATCGGGCCTCACTCTTGACCATTAAAGAAGTATGAAGGTATAATTGACGCCAAGAGCACCCATAGTTTTATTTTGATGATCGTCTTACGCGACCCGGCCAAGGATACTGCGTAAGACGATCTTCCATTTTCTACTGTCCACAAAATCCATCTACAACGCCTCCTACAAATTCCGGAACAGTTCAAGAATCGCGATATCCTCGCCCTTGAGATACTTCGAATAGGTTCTCTCAATCCAACCAGTAGCCTGATCCCTGTTCATCTTCCTGACCTCCTGCTTGATTGCAGCTGCCGTTTTTCCATACCTGCGAGATGCAAGCAACTTGTAATACTGGTCCATGAGCTGACCGCACTTTGGATTCCTATCATCTACCATTCCAAAATAGGCCATTTTCACCGCGCCTTTTCCGCTAATCAGTTCAGTCCCTGCTTCAGTTGTGCTGTAATCGGCCTGGCTATCACGGAGACGACGCATCGTAACGTCTGGTGCATTAACCTGTGCTTCGTAAGAAACGAGCCGCACGGCATCCGTATAATTGACTGACAGCCCGCTTTTCTGGAATTGTTCAAGAATGGTCTTCACACCAAGTGCAGCAAAAGAAATATCCTTTGCTTCCGGATAAACGTGATAATGACCTGCAGCATACACAACCACTGCATATGGAGAATGCGGGTTATTCTCGTGAATTGGATAGCCAAAGATTGTTCCGCCAAGCCGCTCCCGGAGAGTTGCAGCTTTGTCCTGGATCTGATGTTCGCTCAACTTATCTGCCATACTGCCCACCGCCTTCAAACTTAATGATTAACGCCTGCTCCTACCGCAGAACTTCGATGCGGACTAATATAATCTCCCTAGCATCCGCATGGAGATATCTGCCTGATTCCAGAACTAGCAATGCAGGTTCTGGCGGTAATTCTCTTGCCAGTTGCAACTGCTCTCTGGCCAGCTCCAGAAGCTGACCGCCATGCGAACCGGATATGGCCTGAAAAATAGCTTGTTTTCTTGTATCCTGCATGGCTGCTTCTCCTCTCTTAATATGGCGACTTACGATAATGAGCCGCTGCCTCTTCCTGAGTGACCATGTCGAAGCGGTTATGGAGTCTGTTCACCAGGGCTTGAATCTGTCCTTCTGTGAACCCCGCACCCTCCGCAGCCATGATCGTATAACCAGCGGCTGTCTGATTGCTCCACGCTTGCGGCGACAGCTTGTCTGCCGCTTGCTGGCCCGCGTGGTAGGCTTTAATCAGGAACTGCTCTACCTCATCCAGCAATGCGATCATGCCGTACTCCATCCCCTGAGGAAAATACTTTAGTGCCAATTCCCGGCGTCGTTGTGCAGCTGTGTACTCCAGATCATTCAAAGCTATTGACCTCCTCTCTTGGTATAAATGATTTATTTCCTGTCAAAGCTGCATAATGGAGAAATCTGCACTAATAGCTCCAGTGCAATTAAGTTCTGACCGCGCGTCCGAACATACAACCTTCCGTTTACACGAACACCGTAAAGCCTCATGACCTAGGCTCCCTGATCAGCGCGGTCTTCTTGCTCCAGATCAAACAGCTCGGAGAAGTCAACACCAAAGGCATCCGTCAGTTTCTTGACCACGGGGGGGCTGGGGTTGCGCTGCCCGTTGCAGATCTGCTGAGCGGTCACTTCACCGATACCGGCGTTTTTGGCCAACTGCCTGCGGGACCATCCACGGCGGAACATCAACTCTGCAAGCTTTTCCATCTTGATAGTGGCTTTCACGTATCATCACCCCTTTAATCTTATTTGAGATTTATTTAAATCTCTATTGAGACTATACCTTTTTCGAGTTAATCTGTAAAGAAAAAAGTTTCTTTTGAGATCAAAATGATTTACTATTGAGACTAAGGAGGCGAACCACAATGGAAGATAGTGATTTCGGTATTTTTATTAGGGAAAAAAGAAAAGCAAAGAATCTAACCTTAAAACAGCTTGCTAAAATCTCAGGAGTAAGCCAAACGTACATAACTAATGTTGAGAACGGGAAACGTGGCGCCCCTTCTCCCGAGATACTGAAAAAATTATCAGCTCCACTGGGTGTCGATTATGTGGAATTAATGAATAAGGCAGATTATGTATCTGAACACCTAATCCCACAAGATCATTTTTATTACGTGTCATCAAAAATTGGTGCTGCAATAGTTGATGTATTAAAAGAAATAAAACACACGAACAAATTTACACAGGAGGCGGCACAAGAGTTTCACAAAGAACTTATTGATGCAATAAAAGGTGCTGACATCTCCATATCCGATTTAAAGCGGCATCTATATGACGTAGAACCCGACGGAGACGCAATACCTCGAATCGCTGTTTGGGAAGAAACGGGGAAAATTGAAAATCTACTTGCACTTCTTGAAAAAGTAGCTGAGGACGACATAAATTTACGTTTGCTTAAAAGAGAACAAATACTGGCAAAAGAGTTAAGCACATACCTTACTCAAAACAAACTCACCTACAACGGTCATCCTCTCACCGATCAAGACCGACAGCGCGTCCTGGACATGCTGAAGGCTCTCTTTCCGGAATATCAGAAACCTGCCAGCGAACCCGGCGAAGAATAACATAACGCTTTAAAATACTGTTTTGGCAGTCTTCTTCATACATAACCCTTTAACCAAACATACATTCCCTATCTCGTAGCGTATCAAAGAACCCTCAGAAGGATGTGAGCGCCTCTTGTTCAACATTTCAGTTGACTTGGACAAAGCAGCACTACTCAAACTATGCAGTCAACATATTGCTGAGCAAGTCCATGAGATGGATTTCGAATTCGTCTTTTGGGACTCAGCGGAGCTCAAGAAGCGGACTTGCATGAGCTGGGGTACAATTCAGGAAACTTTCTTCTTCGATCCCCGCTTCCCCAAACGCAAGGTAGGTGGCAAATGGTACTATCCAGTCCGCGAGACTCGTGAATTTCTTGAACAGTGGCTCGAAGAACAATAATAGCTTTTCGTAATTTGCAGGGGGTGTAGACTTAACCGACACCCTAATTGAAAGGAGCACATCCACAGTGGCGAACATTCAAAAACGCGGCGACAACTCCTGGTGCTTCACCGTCTATACCGGCGTTCAGGCGAACGGCAAATATGGCCGCCGCACCAAGACATTAACCATAACCGATGAAGCTTTACTGAAGACCAAGAAGCGGCTTCAGGATCACTTAGATACTGAGTTTGCGAAGTTCCGTGAAGAGGTTCAGGCCGGGGAATTTATCGCACCGCAGAAGCTGACCTTTTTAGCCTTTACTGAGGAATGGCGGAGCAAATACGCGGAGAAGCAGTTAGGGAAAGCTACGCTGGAGATATACATGATTCACTTGCACAGCCGAATTATACCCGAACTGGGCCATATGAAACTGGATGCTATAAAGACGCTCCACCTTGTAGACTTGATGGATAGGCTCTCCACCGGGGAGCGAAAAGACGGTAAGGAGGGCACTCTGTCTGCAGGCACTGTTCAATACCTCCACAGGGTGCTTAGGAATATCTTTAGCCGTGCCGTGGACTGGAAGCTGCTCAAAGTCAATCCGATGGATGGCGTGAAGAAGCCTCGAGACGAACCACGAGAATTAAACGTTTATACTCAACAGGAAACAGATCACATCTTCACCCTTCTGGAAGCTGAAAAGGATTCTTGGTGCCTAATGATTACGCTGGCCCTTACAACGGGCTTACGCCGCGGCGAACTGCTGGGTTTGGAATGGAAGAATATCAATCTGGATGCGGGCACAATGGATGTTTTACAGAGCTTGAGTTTCACCAAAAGCGGTTATGAGCTGAAGGAGCCAAAAACCAAAGCCTCTAAACGCCGCATTGAGCTTCCTCTCTCCCTCATTCCGGATCTCCGATCTTACAAGGCCAAATGCAACGAAGAACGATTGGCCTGCGCCGATCTATGGGAAGGCGGCGAACAATTTTTCGTGTTTAATTCTTGGAAAGGAAAGCCGCTGAATCCATACAGCGTCAAAACATGGTGGACCCGCTTTACTAAGCGCCACAATCTCCGGTATGTTAATTTTCACGCCCTGCGCCACACTTCCGCAACGCTTCTGCTGAATCAAGGGTTGCACGCAAAGATCATCCAGGCACGCCTTGGCCATGCCAATATCAGCACAACCTTAAACATCTATACACACGCGCTCCGCGAAGCCGACCAGGCGGCAGCTGGCATATTCGATAAGATGCTGAAGGCCAGCAGGCAGAGTAGCATTTAAAGAAGCTCCATTAGGAGAAATGAGTAATTTTTGAATTGTATATATGTTTATTTAATAAATCCACTTGTGGTATAGTAAAGGTACAAAAGACGTACAATGCAAAGAGAGCCGTGCGCTAACACGACTCCCCGGTGCAATAGCCGCTTTTAAGGGCGGCGGCTTTAAACAGGCACTACCCACAGAAATAGGTCGCTATCCTGGACAGAGGGCGGCCTATTTCTTTTTGAGGTAATTTAGCAGAGCAATAATGAACATGCCAAACATGAACATCAGTGACAACGCTTGATAAACCTCCATGGCATCACCTCCCTTCCGGGAGATTAGCCGGCCACCCTTGCAAGCCTTCTATTGCTTCAGTCATTATATCACGGTGGTAAGCGGACTGGATAGATGAACTATTTAACGCATTTTCGCACTCTTCATCTACATTTGTATTTGATGCGAAATTGATGTGAATCCGATGTGAAAAAATATGTAAATGGATTATATAGCGAGGAAACACAACATACGATAAGCCATAGCCCTCTTATTCTGCGCGGTTTCTTCACACTATAACAGAAGCCGCGATAAGCACCCAATGACTTTGACAGGGTAGGGGTCATGGGTTCGAATCCCATCCGTCCTATACGTTCCACTGTAGCAAGGGTTTGAAGTATATTCATCCCACATCTATAGTTGGTGGTCACACCGTGACCCGTTTATAAAATAAAAGACCATTACTTTTAAGGACACATAATCCTTTAAGGTGGTGGTCTTTTTGCTATTAAAATTTGCTCTCTCCGAATTCAAATCAGACCGAATGTACCGTAATGTTTCTGATCGTACTCTCACCGCTTATATGGGACTAATGAATGAGTTCCATCAATACTGTGTTGAAAATGAGATCATTAATGTTGAAGATTGTACAGCATCCTTCGTTAAACAGTATTTGTTGCAATGCAAGGAAAAAGGTAACAATCCCACAACAGTAAACTCCAAGTTGCACATCCTCAAGATATTCTTCAATTACTTTGAAACTGAAATGGAAGTTTTCACTCCTAAAACCAATCCAACCAAACGAATTATTTTTGCAAAGGAAGATGTTAAGATTGAAGTTTTCACTGATGCTCAAATTAAACAAATGTTACGCTTCTACCAATCCATCAAATATCGTGACAAATCCTTATATGCTTATCGTGATTATTTTCTAATCATATGGCTTTTGGGTTCAGCGTGTCGGCTTGGCGAGACAGTAAGTTTGAAATGGTCAGACGTTGATTTAGTGAATCAAGTTATCACTGTTAATGGTAAAAAGAGAGTTGCCAGTAGCATTCCAATGTCAGATAGATTAAAACGTGAATTTATCGAGTATCGTATATTCGTTGAGAAATACTTTCCAACCATGCCTGAAACAGTGTTCACTGATCGTAATGGAAAGCCTTTAACAGATAACGCCTTGAAAATGGTATTCAAACATTTGAAAGTAATTATGAACTTCAAAAATGTACGTCTCTCCTGTCATACTTTCAGACATACAGCAGCGCATTCCATGATAATGGCTGGTTGTGATATTGGAACAATACAAAAATTGCTTAGACACAGTAACATCTCTATGACCCTGAAATATTTCTCACTTTGGGGAACCGCATTAGCCGAACAGAATGAGAAATTCAATCCTTTAAACAATATGGATATATAGCCATGAATATCCTTAATCGTTTGTTATGGATTTTGGATGATGATACTTATGATCAACTCCTAGCCATTACACAAGCCCATTTGAGGTTGGTAATGGAAGCAATTGAACCATCTTGTGATGCTGATAAGAAAAAGGTAATAGAGGGCGACATACTTGCCCTGACAACGTTGAGAGAAAGCATTATCCACCAGTTTCAGGAAATCTATAATATAACCAATGGAGGTTTCACTAATGGAAACGACTGAGATGATTGAATTGGCTAAATATGCACTTGTATTGACTATACCGTTTGAATTAATAGGAGTATCCGTTGGTAAAACTTATCCAATCCTAACAAATGAATTTGACGGTGAAATGTATTTGATTGACGATGATGGCAAAGAAAATTCAGGTGCGCTCATGATGTGCGAGACAATGCTGTTCGTGTGATTCTATATAGTAAAGTATTGAAACCCTTATATTCTTATAGGGTTTTTTTGGTTTTCACCGATATCTCATTTTCATTGAAAAACGACACACTTTAATATTTTCATCATCATAAACCCCTTGTAAATACCGGCTTTTCTAACAGTGTTCAAGGTTCCCAAGGGGGAAGAGAATACAAGATAAAAGCGAGAAAATGAAAACAGTCAAATTAGCCACATAAAATATATGTTATTTAACACTCTGATATTTTTTATATAGTGAAGGAATAATCAGTGGGTAGGATATAATGTCCGAGGCAAAACGTGTATATTTAGGATTTCCCCATTAAACCGCTAAATCATTGACTCATTTGATGCTCTTACAATTTTGCCTAATAAGGATATAGAAACAGAATAAAAATTAAGACAGTTTAGGATTTCTCTGTATACCGTGAAAACAATGGGTTAAATGTAAGTTGGGGACACGATCTTTGGTCGCCTTGCCATATAAACAAAAGGAATTCTTCAAAATCGTAATGGTGTTTTAAGGAGAGCATAATAAATCGTGTATGTTTAGAAATCATCCGTCATAGTTTAGAAACCCTTGATTCCCCTATGTTTTATAAGGTTAAATTCATCATTGAGTCTATTTTATATATATGATAGAAGAGATAGAAAATCAGATGAACATAATGTTAATCTGAAAACTTTACCATTCAGAAATCAATGTTAAGGGTTCAGAAACCCCTTTATTATTCCTAATTTATAAGGCTCAAACAGGTGTAAAGTAAAAACTGCTAATAAGGGATAAATAGCAGCAAAATTGATGTGAAGTTTTAGGAATTCAATTCAGGAAAATAGAATCCTTTAATAACATAGGGTTTATAACGATCATTGTCATGTCGAGTCTATTTCTTATATATGGAAGAGAAGAAACAGATGATTATAAAACGTGAACATGTAAATTAGCCATATGTATATTGAAGTATTTACCCAAATTTCAAAACTGCTAATAAGGGATAAAGAACAGCAATATTTAGTTTGCTTTGAACAGCAGCATCTCCCTCCTACCCCATGCCCCATAAAACAAGTCTTTCATTACAAGTCTCTAAAAATAGAATGAAAAAATCAATCCGTGGACACTTTTACACACTCAAAATAACCTTATGAACATTTACTTTTTTCGCAATTATTAAAAACACCTAATAGGGAAGAAAGATAGCATCGTTCCCAATGTGTCATTTTCCGAAGTCCAGCCAGCACGTCAGTCACGTCTCAATATCTAATCATTTAGAAATCACCTCAAACCCCACTTACAATAAGCGTTTCTCAAGATTATCTATGAGATGTAATGATGAGGAGTATTGGAGAAAAGATGTAACGCTTCAGACATTTTTCGTTAAACATTGATTTTTCAACGTTAAATGGTTAAGTTCACCCTTGAACTTGACCTCTACAATTTAACAATAACCCTACAAATCAACGTTAGATGCAAAAACCTTAATGGTGTTTTAAGGAGACATGCAATAAATCGTGTTACTTTTCAGGAACGCTGTGTTTGATTCTTGTTTTCTTCGTTAAAGTCAATGTTTATAAGGTTTTTATACTTATGTTCATAACGAAAAAATCCTAAACTTGGACATTGTATTAATTTTAACTCTCATTAAACGTTGATTTATCAAGGTATTTTAACAATATGTAAATATATGGTTGATGGTGTTTTAAGGAGCCATATATAAATAGTGTAATCAAAACAACGGAAACGAGAACAAGTTAAAACCAGCATAAATCCTTGTATAATAAGGGTTTTTATTAACTCACGAAATAAATTAGATGTGTGTTTAAAGGGGATAAATGCTACCGCTTTAGAAAACACTTAAATAACCATATAGTATATAGGTTTTTTGATAGTCTAAGTTTTTTTATATAGTGATAGAATACCCAACTTTTCATTGAATCTATGTTTCAACGTGGGTTGAATGAAGGATTGGTTATCCTTCGTAACAACTTAATATCCTCTCTTTACAAATAGAGTGACGTGCTTAATTTTCAGCATGTCTCTTTTTTTTGTAAAAAATTTTACTGAGGATATACCCAAATCAAATTAGAGAGGATGGAATGAATGGAATTTACACCGGAACAACAGGCTCACATTGATCAGATGTTAGCCGATACAAAGACAACATGGGAGACAGAGGTTTTAACTCCGCTTACTACTGAACGTGATGGCTTGCTTCAATTTAAACCTGTCGATAAGTCTGATGCAGAAAAGGCACTGGAACAACGTGAAGCAGATTTGTTCAAAAAAGAAGTTGGCTTGGAATTAAAAGCCAATAAGATGGATGATTTTGCTGAGTTTTTAAATGTGTCCAATGCTGATGAATTGAAGGTTAAGGTTACTCAACTTAACAAGATTTTAGAAGCCAGAAAGATTAACAATGCCTATGTCCCTGAAGACCACAAACAGACAACCGCCTATGATCAAGCAGCCGCTAAGAATGATGTAAACGGCATGATCGGTGCAAAATTAGCAAAACTGTTCAACTAAACCCAAATAGAAAAGGATGATTAATAATGTTTAAAACTACTAACCTTACTGCCGGAGAAAAAATTTCACTGGTGAATGAAATTACAAAAATCGGAATCCAAGACACTCCTCTTACTTCACTGTTGATGGCGAAAGGACTTGTTGGTAAAGCCAACGGAACTGTTCAGACTTGGAGAGAAAAATCCCTTGATACAACTTCTGATATCGGAGCAATTGAAGGATCTGAAACTCCTGTTTTTTATGAATCTGCTCGTGCTGAGTTAAACAACATTCTAGAAATCTTCAGTAAAGGTGTATCCATCTCTGGTACACAAAATGCTATCAACGTAACTGGTCAAGGTAACGTATTTTCAGGTGAAGTTGCTGACCGTCTACTTGAAATCAAAGTGGCAATGGAAAAAGCCATTACGTCTGGTACACGTAATGATGCTTCTCTAACTCCTTTCATTCGCCGTATGGATGGTCTTGAAAAGTGGGCGCATGCTTCTAACCTGCTTACTGGTGCAGCGAGTGGTATTGTGACTGAGGATGAAGTTAAAAACACAGTTAAGAAACTATGGACGCAAGGAAACCAATCTGGTCAATACTTCGCATTGGTTAATGCTGACCTGAAGGAAAAGATTGATGCCTTGTACAAAGATAAATACAGTTACATCGCACAGCAAAATGTGTTTGGTCTGATTGTTGATACCATTCGCACAAACTACGGTAGCCTGAACCTTGTCCTAAGCAGACATGCTTCTGTTGATAAAATGACTATCTTTGATGCTGGCATGTTGTCCCTGGACTATCTCCGTCAACCTGAGTTTGAAGCACTTGCAAAAGTTGGCGATTCTGTACGTGGTTTGGTTACAGCAGAAGCAACTCTACGTGTAGGTTCCAAGAAAGCCGTTGCCCAATACACATTGAAAGCCTAATACATAATCAATAGGGGAGTAGTTTTAAACTACCCCCTTTTATTTTTATAAATTTATTTAGGGAGATATCAATCATGAATGATCGAATGGAGTGGAAAATTAAAAGGATTCAGCGCCAAATTAAACAGAATACAGTAGCAGCACATTTACAATGTTCCAGTACACTCATATCTCTGTATGAGAATAACAAAGGCGACATGTCAGAATACAGAATCAACCAATATAAGCAATATATTAGCAATAACTAAAATAAAACAAGGTAGGTGTCAAAAATGGATCGACTATTTATTTAACTCCCTTTGTGACTGTGATTGGCTACTGTAAAAGGTAAATCCAAACCAATCGTCATTACATAGGGAGCACCAAAGTAAGAGTTAGGTGATTTTTTATCCATCTAACTATGCAAAAACAACTCAAAGACAAATTTCCACAATGGTGCAATGACTCAGAACAAGGTAATTACAACCTCTACATGTCGAATGATTTAGATTCTCTTCTCTCCTGTTTGTATCTGAAGCATATCAAAGGTTATGAAGTCACACGTTTCTATGATTTCTATAACATATATGAAACTCAGAACAACAATAAAGAGTTCATTGGCATTGATATGGCTCTTGAACAAGGAAAAGTATGGGACAATCATATTACCCGACTTAATAGAATGGATATTGCAAACCCCGAATCAGCAAACATTAACTCCGTTTCAGATATCAATCGCAAGAATTACCGCACAAAGTATGCAGGGTCTACAGTGCTTCAAATCCTCAGTTACTATAACATTCCACTACCTCAGAGTAGAGAAGGTAAACTAATACTCCTATCCATAGACAGTTCATATGCTGGTTACTACAATAGTGATTTTCAACACGTATGTTTGAATTGGCTTGAACAATTAGAGCTATATGAGTTGATAGACATATTAAAATCAGGAATATCAATGAACGAATTCAAACGAGTCAAACAGCAATATAATCTAGGATCAGTAATAAGGGTAAATGAAAATGGAATATTACAAACAGAAATTAACCTTGCAGCCATGCAGGGCTTATTTGAGTTTCCATTAGATTTATCAGAAGAGAAGTTTACAAGGACTCATACGTTTGAAACGACTGGATGCTGGACTATGGGCAAGTTTGATAACAACGGTAAAGATGAGATTAAAGATTTGTACAGTATCGCTTTAACGAGTAAGGATAAATTTAAATGGACATCGGGATGCATGGCTATTAATTAAATTGTTGAGGGTACGTAATAATTTCGTATCCTCTCTTTCTATTCACAACTAAAGGAGATAAATAAAATGGAAAATACACAACGCTATTTTTACTGTTATGACAAACGGCTACGTAATCAGTTAATGAAGAATAAGCAATCATACATCTGTTCAGGACTCCATCAACAAACATTAAATCCATTCTGGCAGTTCCCATTCACGGAAGAATTGGAGCGTGTCATTACAGAGTATAATGACAAAAAGAAATCGTAATAATATCACCCTAAAAATAGTGTGACAAAATGAAACCTAAAAACCGTTGATATATAAGGTTATATGTCATTATATTTGACAAAACACCTAAAAGGGTACACAATTGCCCATAATAGTTTGACAAAATAAAATAAACGGTATACATTTAGGAGATATAAGTTTGACAAAATGACCCAAAAACGGATATATACTGTTTTTGTGAAAATCTCCTAAAAAAGCCTTGTTTCATAAGGGTATTTTAATATTTATACATAATATGTCATTTGACAAAACGACAAAAAGGGTACGCTTATATCTTATAATAGTATGACAAAATGACGCTAAAACGGATATATTATTAATATATATAATAAACTAGATATAAATATATTAATATTTCCTAGTGTAACGCTACGCTTATTCCCTAGTGATTAAATTTCAACTTCGTTTAAGGATTAAGTTCAAAAGAGGTAAACCTTAAAGTTCAAGGTCAAAAGCACTTGAACATGTATTAATTGTATTTTAATTCTCTACTCTTATTCAACTTTATACATTATAGATTTATAAATTAGTCAGGAGATGTTTTATTATGAAATTTGTAGATAGTCACATTAAGGTTAAATCTAATTGGTTTGACAAAGGTAATACTTTTAGCAAGGTTGGTGCAGATGCTTTCCTTCTTTATCTAACACTGTATAGATACCATATTTATAATCAAGATAAATGTACATTTGCAACCAGTATGAAAATGCTGAAGAAAGAAACGGGTTTTACTATTGATAAAACTAAAGAGTTGTTTAAAATTCTTATTCGTTACAAAGTTATTCAATGCTCTGTCACAAGATGGGATAGATATGAAGATGACGGATTTATGCTTGTTACAGCGCTTGATCTCCCCAATACAAAAAGAGAAAAAGGGAACAAGGGAAATGAATACGATGCTCCTGTTACAGATGCAGACCATTATATTAGTATTGATTTGAAATTGATGCAATATTACTTAGATAACGGTTTAGGATGTTCCGAGATTGCCTTTTACTGTTTAATTCGTAAGTATAGTAATAACAACGAGAGAAAATGTTGGATGTCTATTAATAAAATGGCTGACACTTTAGGGTTCTCCAATGATAAGGTACATAAGATGGTTCATACGCTCAACCGTATGAGATTGATGGGTTCAGAGTATAGACAAAACGGAACACGGACGATAAACGGTGTCAAGAAAATGTCTTATCGGTTTGAGCATGTTATTTTCGGTAATATCACTACTTTAGATAGTTTGAGAGAATCATTCAAATCAATTATTGATAAGAATATCAAAAAATGGGATAAACAAAAGGAAAGAAAGAATAAAGTCAAAACAAGTGTTAACCCCTTTATTGATGATGAATTGAACTCCGATGATATCGTCATAGAAGAACAGGAAGATTATGAACCATTGAATGACTACCTGAACATGAGTGACGACAATCCATTCTAAGCATCAATTCATAAGAGTAATTAAACAAATCCGAACGTCAACTATAAAGGTAAGGTAATTGGGAGGGTGAGCAATCGACCCTTCTTTTTGTTATTCAATTATAAGGAAATCAAAGGAGATAATATTTTGAAGAAAATTAAAAAGGTAATGGATAAAGCATTCGTAAAATTGATGTTGGTGATTGTTTATATTTGTTTCGGATATATGCTTTCCAATCTAATATTTAGTATTCGTGATCTAATCAAAGGTGTTTACCATATCTTTACAGGAGGTTAAACTATGACAATTTATGATGTGTTAAAGAAACTACCATATAAAAAACAACTATACATAAAGTACAAATTTAATATCTGGATGCAAAATGAGCGGAATATGACTGAGGAAGAGTTTCTGAAACAGGTTGATTTAAAAGGCATGGGAACATACTACCGTTGGGAGCGGAGTCCTGAATATAAACATATCGTTTCAATTGTATTAGCAGCGAAACAGGCAAATGATTTGTTAACGATATATGAGAATTTGAAAAAGAAAGTTGAATCAGATCCCAATCCTAAAGATATTGAAATGATGCTCAAACTAATGAAAGAAATTAACTTGCATAACAAGGAAGCAGAGAAATTCTTTGCGTCTGATAAGGATGAAAATGATAAGGATGATGATTTGGAGTTGTAGAGCGATGTGATACAAATAATTTTAATAACGAAAAGTAAGTGAGGTGTCTTGTCATTTTGCAAAGATACCTCCTCTACTCCACTTTATCGTTATTGAGTTTAAGAGTCACAGTAGCGATTTGCTATTGAGTATGACTGATCAAAGTCCCATAGAAAGGAGGTGCTAAATTGGAAAGAACAGATATATTTATTAAATCAACAATTGGAGTTGTCACAGGATTAGTGTCGTGGATGATAGGTGGTTTTGGATTAGTTTTCACTGTGCTGATTGGTCTTATGATGATAGATTTCATAACTGGGTTCATGGTCGGTATATATGAAAAGAATATAAACAGTCGAATCGGCACATTAGGATTGATTCGTAAAACATATGTAATTTTATTGATCGGCGCTGTGTTCATGGTTGAATCTGCTGTATTGGGGAGCAATGGAATAATCACAGACGGAATATCAGGTGCATTCGTGGTAGTGGAACTGGTGAGTATTGTTGAAAATGGCGGTAAACTTGGAATTAGATTGCCTGACAAAGTTAAGGATTTGATTCTCGTACTGAAAAATAAGGATAAATCAGAAATTGAATAATAATACACAGGAATGTATGAAGACGCTCTTTCATCTTGACGGAGCCTCTTTTTTGCGTTCAGAAAGGAGTATTCATGGCAGTGGCAGCGGTTAAAAAGAAGAGTAAATTTGATATGGTAATGGATGATTTTAAGGCGTTTGCCAAGAATTTTATTAAGATCGTCGACAATGAAGGTAATACTATCCCCTTCCTGCTAAACAAAGAACAAGCAGAGTTTGTAGATACGATGCAGAAGTTTAATATTATTGCCAAGTCAAGACAGATCGGATTTTCCACAATGTCATTAGGTATCTGTTTATATAATGCAGTCAAATATCCCAATACAAACTATATGATTGTATCGTTATCGGGCGAATCTGTAACTTCACTTTTTGAAAAGTTAAAGTTTATGAATGATAACCTTCCAAGAGAGAAATACCCCTTCCCTAAGACGATGAGAGACAACCGTGGTGAATTAGTATTAGAGAATGGATCGAGGGTTCAAGTAGCAGCCAGTGATGGTAAATCAATTGGGCGTGGTAATACATATCAATACATATTGATTAGTGAGATGGCTTTCTATGGTGGCGACCAAACAAAGGTATTAACCTCTCTAGAGCAAGCACTTGCCAAGAATAATACAAGTAGGCTCGTGATTGAGACAACTGCTAACGGTACAGCAAACTATTATTATGAATTGTTTATGAAGAGTTGGAAAGGTAAAACCAACTATATAGCATTCTTCTATGGGTGGACTTCTGATGCTTACAAGGAACAGTTCAGATTTGAACATGATACTGCTGAGGAATGGTTTAAGTTAAATAACAAGGGTCAACGGTTAATGGCAAAGGATTTAACGGATGAGGAAAAACGAATACATAATATGGGCGCTAATTTAAGAATGTTGATGTGGAGACAGTGGAAACTATCCTCTATGCAATTGATTGACTTTCAAACGGAGTATCCCTCCTATCCAGAAGAAGCATTTAAAACGAGTGGTCAGAATGTATTTGATCAATCTAAGATTCTTGAACGCATTGAGAATCTTCTCCCTCCTCTCTCCAGAGATGAACTGAAAACTGAATTACCTGATACGCTACTCAAATATATCGGCAGAGGTTTGAATGTCTACCATTTGCCTAGACGTAATGTCAAATATTACGGTGGTAGTGACGTTTCTAGTGGTTCAGGTGGTGACTCATCAAGTTTATCGTTAATGGATTCTGATGGAGTTCAGGCGTTAGCATTTGCTAATAATAAAGTGAGCGTATATGAGTTTGCAGAGTTCCTAAATGCAGTTGGACGCTATTATAACTACGCCTTTCTTGCCGTTGAAAAGAACAGTTACGGCTTACCTGTCATAGAGCGACTTAGAAACGATTATCACTACATGAATTTATATAAACATAAGACGTTTGACCAAAAGGGTAATAAGAAATTTATCCTTGGTTGGCTTACTACGGATAAAACTAAAGCAATCATGATAAGTGACTATAAGGAATCATTTGAGAAAGGTTTAATCCTTGTTGAAGATAAGGACACCTTACAACAAATGATTCTTTTTGTTGAGCAAAACGGCAAAATGGGCAACGTCAAAGGGAAAAACAATCATGATGACTTGGTTATCAGTCATTCATTAGCAGTTCAAGCAATGAAAAATAACAAATGGTATGTCTAAAAAGGAGCGTGTGAGATGAGTAAAATTGAAGAATTTATTAATGACTTTGGATATAGCAATCAATGGTTCGTTGAATATGTCAATGAAGTCAACAATCAGATGAGAGTTATGGGGATATTGGATATTAAAGAATACATATCAGGTTTGCACGATATTAATAATCGTCCTAATGAAATGTTTAACGGTAAAGAGTTCATTTCTAGGCGTGTGGTGCTCCAATATGCCAAGCGTTTACTTGAGTATGGGACTGCATTTTTAATCGGTAATAAAGTCACTCTAACAGGCAATGAGAGTGTTGTAGAAGCCGTTAAAAGTGTTTATAAAAACGGATATGATAAACTCGACTTTGATTTAGTACATAGTGTTAATCGGTATGGTAATTCATACGAGTATGTTTATGTTAAGGATGGCAAGATTACAAGCAAACTAATAGATGTGGCTGACTCTTTCCCTGTTGTATCCTCTGAGAATGAGTACATTGCATTTGTTGAGTCATACACGGTTAGCAATGTGACATTTTACAACGTCTACTATGAAGATAGAGTTGAGAAGTATTCTAATAATGGTGGAACATTACAAAGTCGTGGAACATTTGCTAATCTGAGTGGATTACCTGTCCTGTATCGAAATGATAATCCAATTGATGATGTGTATGGACGAAGTGATTTGTTGGACTATAAGAGTATATTGGATTCGATGGAGGACTTGATTAGTAAGAGTACAGATGCTTTCTACAAACATATTACAGGGATTCCTGTGATTAAAGGGCAGCAACTTACAGGTGACAAACTACCTACATCAATAGTTGGTGCTGGATTGGTACTGGATTCAGATGCAGAGTTTACATTTGAACAGAATCAATTTGATCATCAAGCATTTGAGACGTTATATAAACACCTTATGATGAGTCTACTTGATGTGAGTTCAACGCCTGGTGTTGTATTGGGTAAGACAGATATCAGTAATCTGAGTGAGGTTAGTATTAAACTATTGTTTAGTTTGAGCAATCTTAAAGCCATGATCGGTGAGAAGTATATTAAAGAAGGCATGAAGCAACGTAATGATAAGATTAGACGATTGTTAGAGATGCAGGGTGTTGTATTTGTAGATGCTGAGTGGGATACATTGGATATTGTGTTCCAGTATGCTATGCCACAATCTGAGAAGGATGTTATTGATAATCTGAAGGTGTTAAAGGATATGGGAGCAATTAGCGTAGAAAGTATCTTGGGACACTCACCGTATACAACTGATGTGAATAGCGAATTGGTAAGATTAAGTGAAGAAACTGTAAAGAATGATACTGTTGTCGATGATGGAAATAAAGATTAATAATAATGAATACGATTAATAAGATAGGACTTGTAATATATAAGAGTATATATAGCGTGGAACATTCCCCGTGGAACAATAGTGATTCGCGCACACTCGTTATCGTATAATTTTAGGGTGTGTGTCTCTCTATTATATATAGGGAATCCAGAATTTTTTATATCATCAATTTGGATTCAATTTCCATTTAAATTTGATCTATTATCTCCATATTATTCCATTTATAGCCTATTTCCTGTCTAGATGCTACATAACTATACTTGTGTAGCATCTGGGGCTTCTAAATGGTATAGAATATATCTTCCATGCCAAATAGACCATCAACTTGGATAGTTAGCGGTCTAATTATCGACTAATATTATCCAATTGGCTGAATCTGGACGCTGATTTGTACTATTATACATATGATTTACCAATCAATTAGAGTGATTATCAGGTGCGTTACCCCAAACTTTAAAAAGAGTGCTCTAGCATATGGGTTTACACATGAACAAAAAATTGGAACATTTCCCCACCTATCGTATAATGTTTAAAGAAGTGGGGGATAAAATTGCTAAGAATTTTTTTTGATAACGATGTTTTTATTCATTCGATCAGAGAGTATTTAGAATATGATAATGAGTATGAATTATTATCTCTACTTACTATCGTTAAGGTTGAAGCAAGAAATGATTTTAATGATTATGGATTGGATATTAATCCATATAGACACGATCTACTATTAAAAGTCCCTGTAACAAAAATAAAGGAACTTAGTATCCAAACTGAAAAACTTCGTCCATATATTAATGAGATTTGCCAAACTTTTGGAGGCATTTATATTAATCAAATTATGGTCGGATTATTGACATCTAAAGAACAACAAGAAGTTGAAAAAGTTTCATTATTAGATCACCATTTAAACTTTTATCATAATCTAATTAAAGTGGTGTCCAATGCAACTATTGATGACATAGAGAAAACATACATAATCGAATCATGTAATTGCTTGTTGAATGGCAATAATTTAGCAGCAGCAACAATGCTCGGCTGCGCTATTGAACGGGTTGTAATTCTGCTTGCAAATTCTTGTCTTTTATATTTGGAAAATGGAAATGGTTCTGAGCAAGAACTCAAAAACTTTACTGATAAAGTAATAAATAGGAAAAATGCAAATGATAGGTTGAGTGGACTTATTAATTTTGTGAAACCAAAAAAGGATTTATTTGCTGAAAACGGGTTTGAAAATGTCGAGATACATTTATCGCATTTTGATTTTATTAGGCAGTTAAGAAATGAAGCAGGACATCCGACTGGAACAATTATTTCTGAAGAAGATCTATTCAACCACTTAATTTACTATAATGATATATTTAAAAAAACACATAAAATTATCGAATTCCTTCAAAGAACATAAATTCTAAAAAAAAGGGAATTGTCCCCTTCTGTCGAATTGCAAGTTATTAGGAGAGTGATAATAAAATGAATTATAATCAATTTATTAATGAAATTACTGAATCCGATGCAGACGATTGGTTATATGACGATGATTCAGGTAGGTATGTATTTAAAAATAATTTGGCTATCACTATAGTAAACGATAGAGACTTTTCATCTGAATTCTTCGAGGATTGGGTTAATAATTACTCAGATCCCACTGCTTATGCTAAAAGATTTTTATTACAATATCATAATTCAACAATTGAAGCATTTTATGCAGCAGCAGTTGATGGATATAGGATGTATATCCCATACCCTAGAAGACCAGAAATGAGTATTACAAGGACTCAATTTGAAATTGGTAGAATTATCAATGCACTTAATGTTGGTAACCATCTACAGGATTATTTAAGTATGGCTGGAATATCAATCTTGAAGTAGTTTTATAAGACACTCTCCCAAGAGTGCTTTTTATTTTGCCTATTCATCTCCCCCTGCTACTTTCAGACCACTAACCATATAATTTCCTAATTCTATAGACCCACTCATGACTAAATGGTAGAATTTAGGTAAAATGTATGAGGAGGTTTAATGTGTTTAAACCGAGAAAATATATTGTGGGTGGTTTTATTGGATTGATAGTTGTTAGCGGAATTAGTGGATGTGGAGGAAATAATAAAAATAACACTTCTCCCACTAAAAACGAAGTTAAGGCACAGACCGTTGTAGTTACTTCGCCTTTACCTACTACCCCCACTTCTCCAGAACAAACTAAACTATATGAGTACATAACTAATCAAAAATGGGCTGAAGCAAAAAAGTATATGAGTGACAGTGACTTACAAGGTGTTGCGGATTTAGAAATGCTACAATCATATGTTGATATTAGAATAGAATTTTCTATCTTGAGTAATAGCAAAGATGAAGTTAAACTGTATGAACCAATTTTAGGAAGAATCAATAAACTTAATATTGATGAATACACTGGTGAGTTGAAAGATCAGATGAGTGAGTTTGTTGAAGTTTTTCAGAAAGAGCGAAATGATTATTATGATTTGGTTAAAAGAAACAAAGAAGCACATGCAGATAAAAAGAGTAAACAACTTGAACTAGTCAGATGGAATAAAATAAAAAATGCAATTAATCAAGGTGATTTTAATACTGTTATCTCAGAAACTGTGATGATGAAAGATGTTAATGAGGATTTCTCTGCTGTTTATAACTTTGCACAATCAAGTGTTAGTGGGCAAAATGGTGATGATGAAATGATGTTTTATTATTTAAATGAAATCCCAATAAATTATAACGGAAAACTTTCTGATTTAATTCTAAAACAAAAGTTGCAGTTGAAAACAAAAGAAGAATGGGCAAAAGATTATATTAATCAGAGAAAATATAAGTCTGTTAAGTCCTCAAATGAGAAGGAAGCCGAATCTTTATTGACATCCCCATCTATAGGAATGTCTGCAAATGAGTTATTAAACTCAAAATGGGGTAAGCCTAAGGATATTAACAAAACAATCACTGAATACGGCACATCTGAGCAATGGGTTTATTCAGATTATAGGTATGTTTACTTAGAAGATGGAATTGTAACCGCTATTCAAAATTAATAACTATTTCGAAGCCTACTCTAACCCAGTAGGTTTTTTCTATGTCCAAAATAACCTATACAAAGGAGCACTTACATGAAATTCACTGAACGCCTTCAACTAGAAACACAAGGTATCACTCTCTCCCCTGTTGAATTATCTATCTATCTTGCAGAAGAGGGAGTTACCAATCCTGAACTGGATTATGATCCATCATCTAATACCAGTAAACGCCAAATCTATTCAGCAGCGTTGTCCATTCTAAATAGTATTGCAAATAATCCTTCAATGATGAAATCATATAAAAGTGACGATATCACTATCACTGATTTTGCGGATTCAATTCAAAACAGAATAAATCAACTCGAACGGAAGATACGCATGATGTCCGTTACAGAGGATTCATCCAGCAACAGTTCAACATTCATGCTGTTCAATTCATAAGAAAGGAGCAACCCAATGTTTGATTTATTCAGTAAGTCCGATACAGACAATTATGAGTTTATTCAGAGTCAAATTGGTTCTGACGTACTCATTAATGATTCCTCAACAGTCACAAGAGCATTAGTCACCAATACGAATCTTGAACAAAACTATGACGATAAAAAGATATCCTCCCTATCACCTCTTAATCGCGGTGATCTTGTTGTTTATGAAGGCAAAAAATATATGATCATCTCTGAAATCAACACTCAACGCTCTAACAAATTTAAAGGAATAATGCGCCGTTTACCTCATACTGTAATTGTTAATTCGGCATGTCATTTTATTCATGTAGATTGTTATATTACTGTAAGTAATTTAGGTGTGACAGAGGGAAAGGTATTATCTGTACTAGATGGGGAGATTACTGTTTTTACTAAAGAGTATTATAAGGAATTGGGGCTTAAAATTGATTCTAAGTTCTTTGTTGATGGTCAAAAATTCAAGGTCACAGGAATTGATACATTTAGCAAAAAAGGAATTTTAATATTATCCTGTGAAAAGGATTCAATTGATACGGTTGCAGACGATGTGATTAATGGGATTGCAGGAGGATTATCTTGTACTGTAGATATTACAAATGCTTCAACTTCTGTAATGATTGGTAACACGCTTCAATTGGCTTGGACAAGCACAAACAATGTTCCAGTCACATTTACATCATCTAGCAATGCAATTGCCACTGTGAGCGCTACAGGGCTTGTAACTGGTGTTACTGAAGGTAGTTTTACGGTTACAGTTGCAAACAGTACAAATGGATTTATCTATGATACATTAGCCATTTCCGTCTATGCGCCTGAAGTCTATACAATGTCACTCTATAACACAGTTAATAAGCATAACATGGCTTACAATGAGCAAATCATTATCAATAAGAATGTATATTTGAATGGTGCAACTATCACTGATAAGACAGTCACATATTCATTGGTTTATGCTGATCAAATTACAGCCGTTCCTTCTACTGTTGCAACAATCAGTGTTGATTCAGATAATATTGCCACTGTAACAAACCTGAATGCTGGAACAGTAGATGAATCTATTTATGTTAAGGCAGTCCTTGATAATAATAATTCAATTGTTAATTACTACGCTTTGACATTGGCTTATCAGGTGACAGTTACAAAGACAATTACTCTATCTCCAATGAGTGCAACCTATGTTGAAATAACGAGTGGTTCTAGTGTAGGGAAAACATTCACAGCAACGGTATCTAGTGGAGTTGAGAATTGTGGATGGGCAATATTTGCAGATGATAAAGTAAGTTCACCTGACCCAACCGTTTATTCAATTCTGAGTCAGACGACATCAACTATTCAAATTAAAGGATTGAAATATACGTATTATATCCAATTAAAATGCTATTTGTTGAGTGATCCAAGTGTGAGTACTTGGCAGCGGATTAGAATTAAGAGCGCAATCTAAGACCACTATCTTCCTGATTTGGATAGAACACTTTACATTTAGGATAGACCACTTTATAATACAACTATCAAGTTCTTAAATTTGATGGTCGATTAATTATAAACGTTGTCGGAGTAAGGTTGAATCACATTTCCTATCGGTCATTCTTGACAGGGTAGGGGTCATGGGTTCGAATCCCATCCGTCCTATACGTGGAAAGCCTTATTCTATAAGGCTTTTTCTTTTGTCCAGAGACTTACCACATGTTATTAAAATGTAATCTGGTGCCGAAATGGTGCCCTGTATCTAACTAAGGTAAAAGGTGGTGCCGTAAATGGCACCACCTTTTTTTATCCTTCCAACCATTTCAGGAAAACATCCTTTGAAACTTTTATCTTTTATTCAATAACTCATAAACCTGTCTTTCGCCTATACCCAGAATTTGTTGTTTATCCTTAGGTGTAAGAACGGAAGGATATTTATTGGTCCACTAAATTCAAATCAAGAGCCAGCTCATAAAATGCTTTCCACAGGTCCATATCATCACTGGTATCCTCGGTACCTTTGATCTCGAATATAAGGATCTCTTTCTTGTCATCCTACTGCGATTAGAAAAATACGCTCATTGTGGGAATAATTGTAGATATTAATGGAACGCAAAAAGGAAATTTATTTCATCTGGTTCTATTTTACATATAATACATATATGTGTAGTATGTATTGTGTGTATTACTTCTTGATAAATGGAGGGCGATAATGAAATGAGTAAAAAAAGAAGAGTAAATCGACCATATTCAATTTATTCTTTTATAATTGGTGTTTCTGTAGCCTTAATTTTTCTTTTGGATTACTATGCTATAAAAGCTGATCAGTTTGGAGAAGGTATCGGCATTATTTCTCTCTTTTATATTAGTCCTATAGGATTTGTTTTCGGATTAATGGGTCTTATGAATAAAAAAAATAGATATGTCGCTCTTTTGGGGATAGGAATCAGTTTAGCGGACTTTTTGTTTCCTTTATATATCATGTGGATTATTCGCGCTCCATAA